CCCAATGAATTGTTGGCTGAAATTGACCGCTTAAATGCTGAACAACAGCAATATGCCCAATTTGCCGCCCAAGACATTAGCCAAGGGGCTAACCCACTTATTCAACCGATGCAACAATGATTAAGACCGCAACTGGCTTTATCAGGTGGTGGTTAGGCATTGTAAAATTTGCCGCCATTACCTTGCCGCCATTTGGCATTTACATTTTGGTTGAGCGAATCAATGATGAACGCTTGATTAAGCATGAAATGAAACATTGGGAGCAATATCAGAAAATGGGCTTTTTTAAGTTCTATTTGTTTTATGCTTGGTACAGCTTACGTTATGGATACACCAATAATCCAATGGAAATTGAGGCTAGAAAAGCCGAATGTTGACACGCAATGAATAAGGGTAAATAATTACCCAAACCTTACCTGTGAGGCTCACAGGGAAAATTCTTAGGGAAACCTATGTCAGAAGTTCAGGAAGCACCGCAAGTGCAACCAAAGGTCTCCACTACGGTGGTGACAAGTGAAAATTTAGCCGAATTTAACGCTAAGAGAATGGGTTTAGCTGATTCAAAGCCTAGCGAGGCTGCACCTAGTGCAGAGCCGCCACAGGTTGATAATGGGCAGAGTGAACCAGTTGAAGCGTCAGAGGAAGCGACAACGACAGAGGATCGAAAACGAAATCCTAAGTTGGAGATACGGTTTGAAAAGATAACCAAGCAACGTGAAGAAGCTAGGCAAGAAGCCCAGCGGGAACGTGAAGCAAGGGAATCTTTAGAAGCCAAGGTTAGGGAACTAGAAGGCAGAAATCAGCCCCAAAAGGTTGAAGCGTCCGAAGAACCCAGACCAGAGCAGTTTACCGATATGTATGAATATGCGAAAGCATTGACAGATTATCGGGTTGATCAGCGATTAGGTGAGGAAAAGCAAAAGGAAGTTCAGGCAAAGGTAGAGGCTCAAAGGCAAGAAGTGATTAACACTTGGGCCAAGCGAGTTGAATCTGCTAAATCTGAGATGCCAGATTTTGAGAATATGGTTGGGTCTGCCGATGTTGTCGTAAGCAACGAAGTGCGGGACGCAATCTTTGAATCAGATGTTGGCCCTCGAATCCTGTACCACTTAGCTGAGAATCCCGAGATAGCTGAGAAACTGCAAGGCATGACAGTCACATCCGCATTGAGAACTATTGGGAAATTGGAGGCGCAGTTTGAAAAAGCCGAGCCTCAGACAAAGACTGTTGTTGGGAAAAGTAAAGCGCCAGCACCGATCAACCCGATCAGGTCTGCGGCTAATGGGCGTGATGTGAATCTAACTTCCGATGGAAATTTTCATGGTTCATATCAGGCTTGGAAAGCGGCTAGACTTGCAGGGCGAATCCGCTGACATAAACCCATTCTTTTAAGGAAATAAAATGAGCAATAATCTGCTTACTATCTCCATGATCACCAACGAAGCGTTGATGGTCTTGGAAAACGAGTTGACCTTCTCTAGCGAAGTAGACCGTAATTATGATGATCAATTCGCTGTTTCAGGCGCAAAGATCGGTAACACATTGAACGTCCGTAGACCAGGCCGTTTCATTGGTACATCTGGCCCAGCGCTGAATGTGGAAGACTTTAACGAGACTTCAGTTCCCGTTACTTTGTCCACTCAGTTCCACGTTGACACTCAGTTCACAACACAAGACTTGGCTCTGTCCTTGGATATGTTCTCTGACCGTGTGTTGAAGCCCGCTGTTGCAGCTGTTGCCAATAAGATCGACTTTGACGGTCTGACAATGGCTAAGAACAACACAGCCAATATCGTTGGTACTGCTGGTAGCCCTCCTACATCCTTGCTCACCTACTTGACCGCTGGTGCGTATTTGGACGCTGAAGGCGCACCCCGTGATGGTCGTAGGTCTTGCATCGTTGAGCCTTTCACAGGCGCAACCATTGTGGACAGCTTGAAAGGTTTGTTTGTTCCTTCCGATATTATCGGCAAGCAATACCAAAAAGGCATGATGGGCCGTGACTCTGCTGGTATGAACTGGAAGATGGATCAGAACGTGGTGAACCAAACATTTGGTTCATACTCTACTGCTACATTGGCCTGTGCTACCACTACCGCTACTGGATTTTTGGCAACTGGTTGGGCTTCAACGTCTACTATTGCATTGACTGCTACAACCGCTACCGCTGGTTTGAAGCAAGGCGATGTGATCCAGATCGCTGGAATTTATGCAGCTAACCCCCAGAATCGTAGCGCATACGGCTCTGGCAAATTGCGTAACTTTGTTGTGACTGCTGATGTGACTGTTGCCACTTCTGGTACTACTTCCGTTGTTGTCAGCCCCGCTGTCATCACAGGTGGTCAGTTCCAAAACGTAGTTGTGACTTCTACAAGCGCAACCGCTGTTGTGACTCCATTCAACAACACAGGTACTGTGTCACCACAGAACATCGTGATGCACAAAAATGCGTTCACTTTGGCTACGGCTGACTTGGAATTGCCTGATGGCGTTGTGTTCGCTGGTCGTGCAAGCGACAAGGAACTTGGCCTGTCAATGCGTGTGGTTCGTCAATATACAATTAACAACGATTCGATCCCAACTCGTGTCGATGTCTTGTATGGCTGGGCCCCTCTATACCCCGAACTCGCTTGCCGAGTTGCGGCTTAATTAACTAAGAAAGGAAACGCATCATGGCTAATCCAGGCGCAGCTAGTACATCTACAAATCACCCCAGTAACTTGGCAACCAATCAGGCTTTACGCTTGATTGCATCCGCACAAGGTGTCAACCTTAATGCTGTTGCAGACACTATTGCCCCCATTTTGGGAGCAGGAAATGTCAGCGTTCAGAGCATTATTGTTGCCAATGCAAGCACCAGTTTGACAACTGCACAACTTGCAGTTTATACAGGCGCAGGAGCAACTGGAACTGCCGTTAAATCAGCTTATGCTTTGTCGGGTAATAACTCGACAACCGCAGTAGTTGTGACAGCGGCAACCTCTACCGCATCAATTACAGGATCACCCTTGTATATTCGTTGCACAACAGCTCAAGGCGCTGCCGCAACCGCTGATATTTTTATCTACGGTTATGACCTGAGTTTCTTGCCTTAATTTGGCATGAAATAATTGAAAAGGCTACCCCCAAAAGGGGTGGCTTTTTCTTTTTATAAGCCTATAATTTGTTAAACCTATTGAGGAATAAAAATGTCAACTGTGAACGCATTTTCACCCAAAGGGCAAACGTATCTTGTAACTACGTCTGATGTTCAAGTCAAGACACAAGATAACGTCAATGCTGTTTCTTACCGTATTCGCAATTTATCCACTAGCACAGCTTATTTTGGATGGAAACCAGCCGATCCAACTGGTGCGACTGTAGCTATTGGAACGGTTACAACTCCAACAGCGGGAAGTCCATCACAGAACGTAATTGGAATGTTTCCTGAATCTGTTGAAGTTTTCACTTTGCCTCCAAATGTTTGGTTTAAATCTGCTACTGCTAATGCTTTTGAAGTCATAGCGGGTGAAGGCATCTAAATGATTCGGGGTCTTGGAATCCGAATGTATCGTTTCAAGTGTACGCTTGGGGCGGGTCATGTATTTGGCTATCTTTTGCAAGAAGACGGATTTAGTTTATTGCAAGAAAATGGTGACCAAATTGTCTTGGAGTAATAAATGAATGTAAATATTTCAGCATTTGGTGGCGTAGGATGGCAATTCTTTGACAACAATGGTGTTCCCCTTGCTGGCGGGAAAATCTACACCTATCAAGCTACAACCACAACGCCACAGGCGACTTATACAACAAGCGCAGGGAATATCGCCCATACAAATCCAATCATTTTAGATTCATCAGGCCGAGTGCCTAGTGGTGAAATTTGGCTTCTGATGGGTTTTTCTTATAAGTTTGTTCTCAAGACTTCTGCGGATGTTTTGATTGCAACTTATGACAATATTTTTGGTACTGGTGGACGGACTGCCTATGTGGATAATTTCACAGGCACAGGCAGTCAAGTTAATTTCACGTTAACAGCCGCCCCCACAGATGAGAACAATACACAAGTCTATGTTAATGGCGTTTATCAACAAAAGAACACATTTTCTTTAAGTGGCACAACGCTGACATTCTCAACTGCACCGCCTTACACATCAACGATTGAAGTGACTTATTTCTAAGGAATCATCATGGCAGATAAAAAGATTAGCGCCCTAACCAGTGCAACAGCACCCCTAGCAGGGACTGAAGTATTACCTATTGTTCAATCTAGTACAACGGTAAAAGTTGCCGTGAGTGACTTGACCGCTGGACGGGCAGTTAGTGCAACTCAATACACATCTACAATTGCAACGGGAACAGCACCTTTGGTTATAGCAAGCACAACCAATGTTGCTAACTTGAACGCGAGTAGTTTAAATGGTGCTACTTTTGCCGCACCAGGTGCGATTGGCGGGACTACTCCCGCAGCAGTTACATCCACCTCGTTTACATCCACTAGTGGCAATACTACTGCGCTGTCTACAACAACTACCGGTACGGGTGTTATTAACCTTGGCCCAGCCGTCCCATCTGCTGATGGGGTTGGTTCGTTCATTATGCGGAACACCAATACTTACCGCAACTGGAAGTTTGGTCACAACCTGACAGCGGCAAGTAGATTTGAATTTATACCTTCTACAGCGAATGGCGGTACTACATTTTCTACTGCCGCATTTCAAATTGATGGTCCTACGGGTAATGTGTATATTACTTCAGGAAACTTACTTATTAACGGTGTGGGTAAAGGTGTTACCGTAACAAGTCCAGACGGATTAACTACCAAAACTATCACGATAAATAACGCTGGTGCAATTACGCTAGTTTAAGGAATCATTATGTCTCTCACTAAAGTTTCCTATTCAATGATTACTGGCGCTCCGGTTTCGGTTGATGATTTTATTCCCGCTGGTACTAATACTGAAACGACAGACGTATCAACTTACATTGCACTAGCGATTGCGGCAATGCCAAGCAGTTACCAAGGTACATTGCAGTTTACTGGTGGAAAAGCATATAACATTGGGTCTGGTGCTGTTGGAGTGCTAATCAACAAGTCAATGGTCATTGAAGGCAACGGGGCTTTGCTTTTATATGATTCGTCTGCAACAGGACGAGCAGTAAGAGTTAATGCAAATTTTGTTTACGCCAGCAATTTGACAATTTCAAAACCTACATTTTCTACCACCAACACAGGCGCATTGACTGGTACTGGATTGGAGCTTATTGGTACTGGTTCTCAAGGAACGCTAAAGTGTATTTTTAGAAATATTAGCATTACAGGATATGCTTACGGAACGGTGCTTTCCTCTGAAGGTGTTGGAGTTTCCTACATTGATTTCTATTCTCACCGAGTCCGATTCTGTAAATACGGCATGGTGTTCGATGCGACAGATTCTGTCAACTCATTCTGCACAGGAGTTAATGTATATGGTGGAGAAATTTCTCTAGGTGGGTACTCAACTGTAACAGGCTCACGTTGCATTGATATACGAAATAGCACTACATACACAACAACCAACGGCATCAACTTTTACGGAACCATCGTAGAGGGTCAGTGGGAACGCAAATTGCGTTGTGAAGGCATCAATAATTCGTTTAATAACTTGTATTGGGAGCAACCAACAGGCGGCACTGACATTGAATTTGTAAATAACGGCACATCAGGCC